TATTTTGTTAAACGAAATGGACTCGGAGAGTACACGCGATATCCTTTTTATAATCATGGATTTATGTTTGCATCAACACCCAATATGCTTGCAGATTATTCTGTTCCTTTAAAACCATATTCTATTATGGAAATTGATTTGTCTAGTATGAATATTAAAACAAAAGATTTACCTAGGATACAAAATAATAAAGTTGCTTTAAGTGCTTCTGGTGGATTAGATTCTACAACGGTTGCATATATGTTAAAAGAACAGGGTTATGATGTTACTTTGATTCATTTAAAATATGATTGTTTAGCACAAGAAAAAGAAGTTGATTATATTAAAAAAATTGCTAAACATGGTGGTTTTGATTTAGAATTTATTCAAATGCCTAATGTTATGCGTGGAACAATTACAGAAGGAACTTATCATAAATCCCAGGTGGAAGGTACTGAATATGCTATGGATTGGGTTTCAGGAAGAAATCTTTTAATGTTATCTATTCTAACTGCATGGGCAGAATCTAATGAGTTTGGTTATATTGCTTTTGGTGGTAATCTTGAGGAAAGTGGAGCTTATCCAGACAATGAACAAGAATTTGGAAGAAAGTTTAATGAAATACTTCCATTTGCTACACAAAATAAAATTAAAATAGAATTATTACAACCTATTTCTACAATGATGAAACATGAAATTGTTAAAATAGGAGTAAAATTGAAAGTACCATATGAATTAACATGGAGTTGTTATAGTAATGATAAAGTACATTGTAATAATTGTGCTCCATGTTTTATGAGAAGGGTTGCATTTGAACGAAATGGATGGACCGACCCTGTGTTTGTATAAATATATAATGTAATAAGGAGGTATTACCGATGGAAGAACCAAAAAAAGATAAAGATAACAATTTAATAATGAAGTTGGGTATTGATGATAGTGCGTTAGTTGTTAGAGTTGATGGTACTGTTGAACTTATTAGTTCTGAATTGACAGATAAGGAAGATGGTTATATTGGTGATATTGAGGATTTAAATAAAACATTTTCTCTTGTTTTGGCATTGGCTGCATCACTCGAAGATGAAGATTTATATGAGCGTATATATTTTAATCTTAATAAAACATTAATGAAACAATGGGAAGACCTAGATGATAATAAAAAGGAACGTATTATTGAGAAAAGAAGAAAGAAAGACGAAGAACGTAATGATGAGGAACGTAAAGAAAAGAATAAACGTGTTGATGATTTCAAAGACCGGATGAATAAATCCACTCGAGGAGATTCTGATGACCAACATATGCATAGACGAATGATGCAAGATTTACATGATGAAGCAGAATTTATGAGAAAATATAGTGAAGATTTTGCAAAATCACAAAGAAAACGATTACAACCAAGAAAAAGAAAACCATCTTTACGATACTTAAAAGATGTTGATTGGAATCCACATGATGAAACTTTGAAAGCACATTTTAAACACTTTCGTTGTGATGATCCGCCAGAGGAGGAATAATGAATCCATTTGAATATGCGAATGATTTGATGGTAAAAGAAAGTTATGATATGGATATTGAGCAACGGAAAGATTATAAAGAATTTCTTATTAATCGCTCATTGTCTTATCAATTAGATTTAATTTATTTTGTTAATGAGATAAATAAGTATCCTGATGTTGAAAAGAAATTACATTATGATTTTCTTCATGGTATTATACCAAAGAAAAAACGACCAAGAAAGTTTTGGATAAAAGGAAAGATACTTGAAAACATGGAAATTGTTAAAGAGTTTTTTAAGTATAGTAACTCAAAGGCTGAAACAGCGTTATCAGTTCTTTCTGATGGTGATATAGATTATATAAAGAGTAAGTTAAATAAAGGTGGTGTGTCCTGATATTATAAATATATATAATGATTTTATAAATTTATTGAATTGAAAGGAACAGGACAATGACAGATATTATTAAATGGTCTATAGAAGATATGATTGAAGTGAGATTGAAAGAAGATGATGATTTCCTCAAAGTTAAAGAAACCCTCACACGAATTGGAATAGCTTCACGAAGAGAAAAAAAGTTATATCAATCCTGTCATATACTTCATAAACAAGGTAAATATTATATTGTTCACTTTAAAGAATTGTTTGCCTTAGATGGTAAACCAACTAATCTTTCAGAGAACGATATTGAACGAAGAAATACAGTTGTAAATCTTTTACATGAATGGGATTTAGTTGAAATTGTAAATCCTGAAAAAGCACAACCTACAGTTTCTATTAGACAAATGAAAATTTTACCATTCGCAGAAAAACCAGAATGGGATTTACAAGCTAAATATAGTATTGGTAATGTTGGTATGAGGACGACAAACGAATCTAAACAAGGAGCAACAGAAATAAATGAAAAAATATTCGACTAAATTATTGGCAGTTTTGCTTTTTTCTTTTGTACTAATTGGTTGCGAAGGAGTGGGAATGTATGTGATTGGTGTGGCATCAACAACGTCTGCCGATTATGTTACAGATAAATATATTTCACCAGAGGGTGAAGTAGGAACAATATTTCAATTAAAAGATGGTAGGTGGATGACTAATAAAGGTATTATTTTAACAGAAGATGATCCGAGAATACCTCATTTAGAACTACAAGATTGATTTAAGTGAAAGGAGTATGAACCCGTGAATGTTAAAATAGTAAAATTGATAAGTGGTGAAGAATTGAGTATGATGAAACAATTAATATTATTAGTAATCCAGTAGTAATGATTCCAGTAAATAATGAAAAGATTGCTTTCAGTCCGTGGATGCCATATTCTGAGGATAAGATTTTTCAATTAAAAAAAGAACAAGTTATGTTAGTATGCAATCCAAGCAAAACTATTACAAACGAGTATAACAGGGCATTTGGAAGTAGTATTGTAATACCCTAGTTTTTCCTTGACTTTATGAATTTTTTTTGTTATAATATATTATGTTATTTTATACTTATGTTGCTAAAGTTGGAAATAGAATTTACACCCGTGAAATAGATAACAAGGGTAATCGTTATTCTGGTTATACTAATTTCAAACCAACCTTATATCTTCCAGCTCCACAAGACAAATCGGATTATAAGAGTTTAGATAATAAACCTCTTGGTTCGCATACTTTTGATTCAATCAAAGATTGCCGAAAGTTTGTTGATTCGTATGATGGTACTGTAAATTATTCTATTCTCGGTAATCGTAATTATGTTTCTCAATATATCACAGAAACATATCCCAACCTTCAATGGGATTCTACTAAAATAAAAATATATAATATTGATATAGAAACTTCCATTGAGAATGGATTTCCTGATATTCGTACTGCTAATTCAGCAATAACCTCAATTACAATTCATAATAGTATTGAAAAAACATATTTTGTATTTGGTACTGGTGAGTATATACCAGACCATGCTGATAAAAAAATAAATTATTTTAAATGTGATGACGAACATGAAATGATGGCAGTATTTTTGGATTGGTGGAAAGATAATATTCCTGATATTATTACAGGATGGAATTGTAAATTTTTTGATATTCCTTATATTGTTAATAGATTAGAATTTCTTGGATTATCTTCAAAACTTTTATCACCAATTAAAAATGTATATGAACGAAATATAAGAATAGCGGGACACGAAAATCAGACATATTCAATTACTGGAATTTCTATTTTAGATTATCTTGACTTATATAAGAAATATACTTACAAAGTTCGAGAATCATATCGGTTGGATTATATTGGTAAAGTAGAATTGGGATTACAAAAAGACCAAGATGAAATTCCAGGTTATGAATTGTATAAAACAGATTATCAAAAGTTTATCAATTACAATATTCGTGATGTTGAAATTGTAAAGAAGTTAGATGAAAAAATGAAATTGTTGGATTTGATAATCACAATGGCATATGATTCAGGTATTAATTTTGAAGATGTATTTTCACCAGTTAAGACTTGGGAGAGTATTATATACAGATTTCTTAAAGAAAAGAATATAGCTGTTCCCGTAAAATCAAAAGACAGTGTACCGAGAACCATTGAAGGTGGATATGTCAAAGATCCTCATATTGGATTACATAAATGGGTTGTAAGTTTTGATTTGAATTCTTTGTATCCACATTTGATTCAACAATATAATATTAGTCCAGAAACTTTATACGAAGGTGTTGTTTGTGCGGATTCAAAAGATATTGGTGTGAAAGGATTACTAAAACAAACATTAGATACAGATTATCTTAAAGCGAAGAATATAACATTGACACCAAACGGTGTTCATTTTAAAACAGATAAACAAGGTTTTCTCCCACAACTGATGCATAAGATGTATAGTGATAGAGTGGTTTATAAAAAGAAAATGTTGAAAGAACAACAAAAATTAGAAAGTGGTGATTATAAGAACAAAGAAAAAGTGATTAATAACATAGCTAAGTATAATAA